CGTAATCTATATTCATTAGGGTAATCTTTTTTGTTGAAAACTCTAGAATACCCTAATACCTACACCTATTCAGCTACTTTCTTAACCACAGTTGGGGTATCGCTACGAGTTTTTACTCAGGGAAGCGAAAGACCTAGGCATTTATTGGGATATTTCCGAGTATGATCCTGTGGCTTTAGAGCAAGAAATTGAAGAGCATAAAGAAAGCGAAAGAAGAAGTAATAACTTGATGTATAGCGATTACTATTCTTCTCGGAGGGTAGCGGTATGACTATCCATTCCAAGGAAACAAAAGGAAAGCAGAAGTTCAAGGCAATATTTAGCCATTACGTTGCGATTAAACATCAACCTCATTATGTTTTTACTACCGAGAAATCCCTTCTAGTTAATTGTAACGATTACCCCGACATGATAGGAGAATTAAACGCCTACGATAGAGTAGAGCTTACTGCCGAGGTCCAAGAAACATGCAAAGACGGCTTGATACTGAAGAACGTAGAATGGAGGGCGGCCAATGAGTAATAGAGAACAATTTTTGCTTGATCGCAAGCTTGGTATAGGTGGTAGCGACATTGCCCCTATCATGGGACTATCTCCGTATTCCACACCTTTGGATGTTTACAGAGACAAGATGAACCCTGCGGTTATTTATGAGGAGGAAAGCGAAGATTTAAAACGCGGGGCTAGAGTTGAGAAGTATATATTGCAGGAATATTGCGAGGTAAACGGCTTGGAGCTTGAAACTAACCTACCGCCTTTTATCGATCCTGAATATCCATTTATGCGGGGTAATATAGATGCGAAAGTAGCCCATGAGAACGTTATTGTTGAGGCCAAGTCCACAAAATGCCCAATTGCCAAATGGGAAGAGGGAATACCTGAATATTACAGAACACAGGTAGCATATTACGCCATGTTATCAAATGCCGAAAGGGTAGACGTTCCTGTGTTATTCAGTAATTGGCAATATGCGTGTTTTACTTACTGGCGAGACTCGGAATATGAGGCTCGTATCAAGAAAGCGGTTATAGATTTCTGGAATAACCATATTGTTGTCGGTATACCGCCTGAGCCGTCAACCCCTGCTGAGTTATATGAAGTTTATCCTAAGTTAGAGACTGCCAAAACAATCAAAGCCGATAGCGATATTAGAGAAAAGGTTAACATATGGCAGGAAACCTTACTAAGGCGCAGGGAACTTAAGAAACAAGAAGAAAAGCTAAAAATTGAAATTCAAAGATTTATGGGTGATGCGGGTGTCCTTGATGCTGGTTTTTGTAAAGTAGCTTTAAAGGAAAGAACGGCAAACAGACTTGATGCAGGTAGGTTAAAAGAAGCAATGCCTCAGCTTTACAGGGAATACTCAAACGATAATACATATAGAATTCTACAAATTATAGGAGGGTAAGAAATGAGCGCAACTATGCCAAACGGAAGTTATCAAAGCGAGGAATTACATCAATCGGCAATATCGGTTTATGAAATAGAAACGGAAAAAAGCCACGATAACGCTCATAGAGAGGAAAAAACCGACAATATAAGTAATCATAGCTTAAATAACGACTTAAATGCTCAGCAAGCCTCTATGGAGGTTATAGAGCAGGATAAGGTAACAGCAATAGCACCTAAACCAAAAGACGGAATTTATGAGCTATGTAGCACAAGGAAAGACAAGTTATTGCCGTTTCTAAATAACAATACCTTACTTTTTGAGAAGTTAGCTAGGTCTTTTGCGTGGGAAATCAATACCAATGATAAGCTTAGGATATGTAGTCAGTTATCGATCATCAATGCGTTTTATAAATGCTGTGAGTATGGCTTAGACCCTGCCTCTTCACTTGGACAAGCTTGGCTTATTCCTTACAAGTCTACCATAGATTTACAGATAGGTTATAGAGGGTGGCTTAAGCTTTTATTTAACAATCCACACGTTGCTAACGTTTACTCTTACGGGGTTTATAAGGATGACTTCTTTGAGTATGAACTCGGGATGAATCCGAATATTAAGCATGTTCCGTCTAAAGAGAAGCAGCATAAGGATAACCTTGTTGCAACTTATGGGGTAGTAAAGCTTAAATCGGGTGAGGCTCAAATAAAAGTGTGTTTTAGGGACGAGATTAACGAGAGTATGGAACATTCCCGTAGCTCACATAAGCCCGACTCGCCATGGGTAACACACTTTGAAGCGATGGCGTTAGTCGTGCCTATCAGGAAATTGGGGAAGAATTTAGGATTACCGCTAAGAGTAGAAGATTATGAGGAAGATATAAATTATGAAAATAAATAGCTCTTGATTATAATTGTGGTTTCTACTAACTTGAAAGCTGTTAGTGATGACTACAAACCATCATTATAAAATCAATCTATTAGCCTTGAGCTTTTATGCTGGGGGTTTACTGTTATAAGTGTCTCTGGCATGAAGGCAGTAAGTAGTTGTTTTTTTTAAATGACTGTTTGTAGCCCCTAGCACCATTTTTTACAAAATAAAGCTAAGAGGTTGATTATGACTAATTACGGATACGATTTTGACTTACACACTCTTCAAGAATTACCAAGTAATGACGCCAGACTATTCCTAGATATCATTGTAAACAAAGCTTTACTTCAAACCCAAGCTATTCAGTACAGGGAAAACACTGTATTCGTAATATCAGAAGAGCAATACAAAAAGTTAATAAAAATTTAATAATTTATATTTAAAATATTTTTTTAATTAATAAGGTAATGATTTATGAAAAAATGTAACCCAGGTTATTACGCTGGCACCAGTACTCCTATTTATATTCCAATGGATAATGGCAAACAAATGGGTTGGACTACTGATGGAACTCCTTGCAGTTTTAAACCAAAAAAAACAACATCTAGTGGTTATAGCAATGGTTGGGTTACTAGTATTTCTAACTATAGCTCTCCGATACAAAAGCTAGATGAAGCGATGAGAAAACTTCCAGAATCTACGCCTTACGTTGGACGAGATTTTGTATCTTATACGCAACCATTTGTACAACCTGATATTCCTCACTATATACCCCCTAATAAAGAATTATCTACTTCTGAAAAAAAACTTTTAACAACAGATTTTATAAAAATTTTACGTGATTTATACCCTAAGGACTATTCACAACATATTGATAGTTGGCCTAATACTCTTTGGGGTAAACAGATTATAAATAGAAATGACTTCCAAGCTATCGAGAATTTTTTTGTTACGGAATTTGTTGATGTTTTACACAAAAGGTATCCTCATGATTACCCAGCGAACTTTAAGGACTGGAATAGTAAGAATAGCCAGTGGGGTAAAGAGGTTATATTAACTAAAAATTTTAAAACTATCGGAAAATGGTTACCCGCTTACCAAAAAGAAGTCTTGGAACAACAGAAAGTATTAAAAAATGATTTTGTAGAAATTTTACATAGGGTTTACCCTGAAGACTATCCAATGAACTTTAAAGATTGGAATAACATTTGGGGTAAAGAGGTTCTAGAGAGGGGAGACTTCGAAGCTATTGAAAAACATTTACCAAGCTATAAAAAACAGGCTTTAGAAAAAGAGCAAAATATTCTCTTCTTAGTAAAAGATGAATCTGATGTATACCTTGGCGGAATGAGTATAGGTGATTATGGTGTTAAGTTAATAATTGGTGGGGTAGCTAACAAACTTACTACACTAAATCTTGCAAACAATAAAATAAGAGATGACGGTGCTAAGGTACTTGCCGATTCTCTCTCAAATGGTGAAATGCCTAACTTGAAAAAGTTACAATTAGAAGGTAATAAGATTACTGATGAGGGTGAGGATGCTTTAGTTAATGTCTTAAAAAACGAGAACGTAAAAAGTATAATTATAACTACGATGACAATATTTGAAAAGTACCAACTAAATATTAATGGTAGTGATGATAGGAAAATGTCTATATATGAAAATAGGCTTGAACGAGCAAAAGCCCGTGGTGTTGATGTTGATAATGTTGTTATTAATAAAACATTTGGAAATTGGTTAGCTAATAAAAAAGATTTTTACTTAGATATAGTGGGCGGTTGGGCTAAATGTATGATTACATATGATGACGTTCAATCTTTTGCTGGAGAAAGATTAATAGCTAAAGTGTCAAAAAGAGCTAATATTTGGCATGATTTAAAAGACGCAGTACTTTGTTACTTTGAAGCAGAAAAAGAAGTATTACAGACGGAAGTAGGAGTAAAAGAAACTAAATATGAAATGTTAGATGTGATAACCTCTCCAGAGCTAACAGGAGATATTGAAGCTTTGTATGACACAATATATCACTAATTTATTTATACGTAATTTATTCTCTTTTAAAGGAAGAGCGAGTAGAAAGGAATATATATATAGAATTTTGCCTATTCTATTTTTATATTTTATAAATAAAGATTTAGGTTTGTATAACCGAAATCCTATTTC